CTTGGCATCTCTCATTTAAAAACAACGGAAGTAGAAATAGAATTAAAGAACGAGGTAATACCCGGTCGTACACGTGTGCGGAAAAACTTAGCGCCTGTGAATGAGGCACTATTTAATGAGCCTGATGCGATGACACAACAGCAGCAGGCGTTAACCGATCAGGACCTCCTTTTTTGGTCATCTGAGAGTACGCAATGAATAAAGAGCAAATTGAGGCGGCAATTTTAAGGTGCATCAGGTACGCTTCAATATCGGATATTTTCATTGAAGTCATAGCGCTTCCCACTCCTTATTTCGAACTGCTCACAGAGGATGTCAACCAAGTACAAGTCAAAATCAAAGGCCCTTTTGGTATGTGCTTTGTGCATAAGAAAGATGCGTCGCAATGAAAATCACTCCACATAAAATTGAGACGACAAAGACATTTAAAACAACCGTTAAGAATAATGCCCCAGTTAAAAATCGTTTTGATTGGTGGACTGGTAAAAGTGAAAAAGAAATCTGCGATCAGATGCTCACGACTGCCGTCTTTCTTAAAGACTCGCAGATTTACAGGCAACGCCAAATTGCAATATTCGCAAAGCTCTATGGCAATCAATCGCTCTTTAATTTTATCGGCACTAATATAAAGAAATTAAATGAATCATCCTCACTTCCGTATGATCGTCCTACTTATAACCTGATTCAATCTTGCATTGATACCGTGGTTGCTCGTATTGGACAGAATAAGCCTTCCCCTGTATTTCTCACTGACGGCTCTGACTATCGTCAACGCACTTTAGCTAAAAAATTAAATAATTTTATTGGAGGCGAGTTCTACCAGACTAAAGCCTATGAAAAAGCCGTTATCGCATTAAGAGATACGCTAGTCGATGGTGAGGGATGCTTTCACATCTACAGGGGCGCTGATAATAAAGTAGCCATTGAGCGCGTCATGGTGGGTGAGCTTTTTGTTGACCCAAATGAATCCATGTATGGTGAGCCTAGGCAAATCTACCGTGTGAAGCTCGTGGATCGCCACGTGCTCATGGCGCTAGTGCCTGGTAAAAAGTCCCAAATTGAAATGGCTGAGCAAGCCTTCCCAGATGAGCAAGTAGATGCCTCTAAGACCGTCAGTGATCAGGTGCTAGTGGTTGAAGCTTGGCATTTGCCATCAGGGCCTGACGCCACAGATGGGAAGCACGTCATCGCAGTTTCAAGTGGGCTTATCTTAAATGAAAAATACGAAAAAGACGCATTCCCATTTGTTTTTATGCACTATAGTCCTAGACTACTTGGCTTTTGGTCTCAAGGATTGGCTGAGCAGCTTATGGGTACACAGCTTGAGATTAATTCTATACTTTACACAATCTCAAAAGCGATGAAGTTAGTGGGTGTGCCGCGCGTGTTTGTTGAGGCAGGTAGTAAAGTATCCGATGCACATTGGAATGACAGTATTGGTGCCATCATCCATTACAAAGGCACTAAGCCTGACATCGAGGTCTTTAAATGTGTGCCTCAAGAGATGTATGCCCACTTAAATACACTCATTCAATATGGTTATCAACAAGCAGGAGTCTCTCAGCTTCAAGCATCAAGCCAAAAGCCACAGGGATTAGATTCAGGGCAAGCCATACGAACCTATGAAGACATCTCAACAGATAGGCTTGCGACTATCTCTAAGCGCTATGATGACTTTTTTATCAATGTAGCTTATCAGGTCCTTGATGTCGCCATGGATATTGCAAAAGATGAGGGTGAGTACGATACTGTATTCCCTGATCGCGATGGTGCACGCACGGTGAGCTTACCTGAAGTAAAAAGCATCACAGAGAATCCATTTGTCATTCAATGCTTCAACCAATCAAGCCTTCCAAAAGACCCTGCAGGTCGCATGGCTAAAATCACTGAGATGATTCAAGCAGGAATGATCTCCATTAAAGAGGGAAGGCGCTTACTTGATTACCCAGACCTAGGCCAGATTGAAAAGCTTGCCAATGCGGGTGAGGAGCGTATTTACAAGATCTTAGACGCCATTATTGAAGAGGGTGATTACACCCCTCCAGACCCCTTCATGGATCTTCAACTAGCAAACGATACGAGCGTTTCTTATTACAACCTTTATTCCATGGCAAATCTTGAAGAAGAAAAGAGTCAGATGATTAGGGATTTCTACTCTCAAGTGCAAGCCTTAAAACAAGAGGCTATGCAACCCATAGCACCTCAGATGGTGAGCCCTAATCCTCCTCAAGCGCAGCCGCAAGCTTTACCCACGTCCCCTCTCGTGCCTAACCAAGTCACCGGAGCGGCATAACCCGAAAGGAAAAAAGTATGTCCAGTATCGTACAAGAGTTGATTTCTCTGATTGTGCCTTGTCTTATTCAAGAAGCCGAAAGCCTACTTAAAATTAACGTAAACCCAAAGGACCCAAGCTGGGTAGCAGGTATGATCAATGAGATCGTGGTGCTACTACAAAAATGGATTCCAGGGTGGCTTATGCCCTCAGTTCAGGAAGTAGAGCAGCTTGTAGCCGCTGAGATCGAAAAACTTATCTAAAGGATTCATATGAAAAGTTTAACACTTTTACTTGTTGCGTCATTGTTTCTGATCCCTTCACAATCCTTTTCAGATTCCACACTTAAGACCTATCATGTAAAACAACGTAAAGTTCACGCCAAGGGCTTAAAAAGAAACTTTGCCTCTAAACGCATGATGATGTCCATGAAGCATCTGAGCTTTAAGGATTCAGAGATCGCCGTACCCGGAGCAATGGATTTATCCGCACAAGTAAGCTTGCCCGAGGACCAGGGCAACTGTGGCGCATGTTGGGATTTCAGTCTCACCAAAGCATTAAGATCCGAATATATGCTTGCAGGCCTTGATCCAGGAGTGTTAGACTTCAATTACCTACTCAATAATTGCGGCCCTGGACCTGCTATGGATGGCTGCCAGGGCGGCGATTTTTCAGCCGCAGCAAGCTTTGAGAATAAGGGTGGGCCTAACCTAAACGCCAATGACCCCTACACTCAACAAGCTGGAGCGTGTAAAGAGCTCCCAACACTTGCCACCGCTCAATCATACACGATGGTAGGGGAAGGCAATAACCCTCCCACATTTAAGGATCTTGCCTACAGTATCGGTGTACTCCATCATATGCTGTCCGTTGATGTGGCCGCAGCGTCAGGGGATTGGGAAAACTATAGCGACGGCATTTACAATGACTGCCAAGGCACTGCAAATGATGTGGATCATATGATAAATATGGTAGGATACAATTGTGAGACGTCAATTGATGCGAATGGGGATTGTTTATTTGATACAACTGGTATGCCTGTTAACCATGATGGCTATTTGCTTCTCGAAAACAATTGGGGTGAGACCTGGGGTACAGAAGCTTCTAATGGTATGGGGGGTTACATGAAGACTAGAATGTATGCGCAAGACGGTAGTCACTGTAACGCTATTGCAACAGATGCCCTTTACTTTGACATCGAACGCGTGCAAGCTAAAAAGAAAGGTGGCTTTTTGTGTGGCCTCTTTCAACATTTTCCATGGTGTAAAGCATGACCTATGCTCAAAGTGCAGAGATTATTAGACTACTCACAGATATTCTTGAACAGTTAAAAACCCTTAACCGTGAAGTAGACGCTCAGATATGAAACCCTTTGATTTTGATATGACGTATGAAATGCCTGCTGAAATTAGGCAACACAAGGATGTGTCCTATACCGTTACCCCTATTGGCGGTAAAAAAGAACTACTCGCATGGCGTGAGGCTCAGGCTATTAAGTTTAAAGAGCGAAAAAAGGCATTAGAAGATGCGTATCAGATGAAGCGCTCTTTTTTAGGCGATATTGCAAAAGGGCACGCGCAAGGTTCAAAGTTCGTACAGGCGGCTACACTTGCGCGCTATAAGGCAGAGGTAATCATGCAATATGGGAATGCCTCAATTATTAGCGATGCTGAACTCACTGGCACGATGCCCTTACATGATCCAAAGGCTAAAGATGAGCCACCAGTTGTAAAGTGGTATGAAACAGTGAAAAAGGCTTTAACGTTTAATCTATGAGCGGCGGCTCCTACAATTATAGCTTTGGCCATATAGACTCATTCGCATCAGATATGCGGAGTACTGACACCGACCCCATGCGCGCCTCATTTAAACAATTACTTAATCTTGTAGCGTGCGCCATGCATGACATTGAGTGGGTGGATTCAGGTGATTATGCTCAGGGTGATGAACATTCGGCTATACGAATAGTATTTAGCTTTCTAGAGGCAGACCCTAAGCTTATTGCCAAAGCGCATGCGTATGATGGGCTAAAAGAAATGTTAGAGAGATACTTTAAAAGTATATAAAATAAGGAGGGCATATGCATGGAAGCATATCGCTTGATTCAAGGTGAAGCGCTAGAGGAATTGCGAAAGCTTGACGCTAATAGCGTAGAGGCGATGGTGAGTGACCCGCCAGCCGGTATCTCATTCATGGGTAAAGAGTGGGATGCTAAAGATAATTTCATTCTACGCATGAGCGAAATATACAAGGAATGTTTACGAGTCCTAAAGCCTGGAGCGCACGGCTTTGTGTGGGCCATTCCGCGTACATCACACTGGACTGCGACAGCGCTTGAGGATGCAGGGTTTGAGATTAGGGATGTGGTGACTCACATTTTTGGGAGCGGGTTTCCTAAGTCACTAGATATTAGTAAAGCGATTGATAAAGCGGCTGGGAAAGAACCGATTGAAACAAGTATTCCAAAACCATACAAAACAAGATGGGCGGACCCTTCTAAACCTAGTGGTGGCTACGGAATCTTGTCCGCTACTTCTCAAGACGAAACTCATTATTTTCAGGAATATCTAAAAGAACCATCAACCCTTGAAGCTAAACAATGGCAAGGATGGGGCACTGCCTTGAAACCCGCATCTGAACACTGGATATTGATTCGTAAACCCATCTCAGAGAAGACCGTTGCCGCCAATGTCCTTAAGCATGGGTGCGGTGGGATCAATATTGATGAGAGTAGGATTAATTATACCTCAGAAGCTGATAAAGCATCTGCAATTCCACAAGGCAGAATCACTACTAAGTCAACTTCTCAAGGGATGGCATGCACGGCTAGTCAAGCTGAAGGAGCTTCCAATACAGTTGAGTTAAATCGTAAAGAATGGGCCAATAAAATGCAAGGACGCTTCCCCGCGAATCTAGTCTTATCCCACAATGAAGATTGCGAACCAATTTGGACATTTAAAGACGGCGAAACTACGTCTTCAATTGATTCTTATCAATGCACTCCAGGATGCGCAGTCGCCATGCTGGATGAGCAGAGTGGGACATTGAAAAGTGGTAATCTCCTACCTGGACATAAACGAGGCGATAGCACTCTAATTCCCTATGGTGGCGGGGGTACGATTGAAAAGGTATACGGTGGGGATCAAGGTGGCGCGTCCCGCTTCTTTTACTGCGCTAAAGCATCAAAGCGCGAACGCAATGAGGGATGTGACGGGTTGCCAGAAAAGTTAGTAGAAATAGGCGATGAAAGACCTAGTGGAAATTCTTGGGAGAGAAGAGATAAGCGCCAAACAACTCCTAGAGCGAATCATCACCCCACCGTGAAGCCCCTTCGCCTCATGTCCTATCTCATCACAATGATCTCGCCACCTAATGGTACTGTGCTTGACCCTTTCATGGGCAGTGGCTCAACTGGGGTTGCAGCCCTTCGCTTAGGCTTTAAGTTCATAGGTATTGAGCGAGAGGCTGAATACCATGAGATAGCCACGGCCCGTATTAAGGCACTTGATAAGAAGGCTTAAGTATTATATCTCATCTCTCATATGAAATGCCCTAATTGTGATGTGCCTCTGATGGAAGTAAGTACGATGTCAATGTGTGGAACGTGCAACTTTATGCACTATCCCAATACGCGTGTGATCGAGAATATTTACGCCTGGGTATCTGTGGATAAAGATACGGGCTTTGAGGGCATTATTGCGATGGAGTCAGGCCGTGGGCTTGCCATGCCCATGGTGACAAGCAATAAAGAGCTCATGCTTAGGATGGAAGCTGTCGCTAACAACGCTGTGACACCACTGGGCCTTGCGGCAAGGCTTGTTGAATATAAGCGCGTGGGGATTATTAAATGACACCTACCCAATTTGCGTATCAGTTTGGAATAGCGATGGGCACATTGTCTCGGGCGCTTGATGAAAAAACTAAGCCCTATGAGAAAGATAAGCTTGTCAAGGAAGCGTACGAGTTATTGATCAGTTGCAGCGCTTATTTCTATGAAAGTGCGTATATAAATAAGGATAAGGATGCACTGAAATGACTCAATACCTAGATCCATTGACTCAATTGCAAACGATTCGTGAGAAACGCGCGTACGCCCTGGGAGTCTTGCAGGGTGTATGGATGTTTTCATACATGAAAGATGGTGTTTCATATGTTGGGTCATGCGGCACCAAGCAAAAAGATGTCTTTGAGGACATTAAGCGTGAATTTAAAGCAAAGTATGGTGAAAGCTTAATGCCAGAGGCTGAGCTGAAATGAGGCTTACGAAGGAACAGAAGATGTCCCTCAGATTAAGAATTGATCAATATGACTATTTCGAAGGGCTTAGTCTTGAAGATCGCGTTACTTACGTCCTTTCGGAATGGCTCAATGACAGTGCCCCCCTTGGACAGGAAAGGTATCGCGAACCAGCCAAAGCGGTTATCGAGATCGTGAAGGACTTTATGGCTAGGAAAGAGCCCCTGAAATGAGACCCACGAAGGAACGGTTCGAGGAGATTAGAAAATCAGTCGATAGTGAACAGGATGATCTTTCATATGGGGCTCAGTGCATTCGCGCTTGTTTAGCAGAGATCGACGCACTTAGGGAAGAACGGGAAAATGGCTTCCACACTATTGCATTTTTACATCAAAAATATCTTAATTCGTTGGATGAACGCGACAAGCTGAAGGCCGAACTAGATGCCCTAAAGGCTGAATGCAGAGGTTATACTAATAGACTGGGATGGGGCCATCCTCTCTTGGTTAAACAACTCTTTGAAGAACGGGATGCGCTTAGGGCACATAAAAAACTTCTCTTCGAAGAAAATGGTCGTCTATTGGCAGAAAAAGAATCAGGCCTTTGGGATTTGAAACATCCGGTCCGATTAGAATGCGACAATCTGAAGGAGTTACTTAGGATATGTCTTCCACGTCTGAATGATGATCAAAGTTCGGAACAACTTTATTCGCGCATCAGAGAGGCGCTGAAATGAAACCTGGACGTGAACTCGATGTTTTGGTTGCTAAGCAGGTGATGGGGATTGATCCCGATTATGATGAGGGCATATATTATTTTGAGGGTTATGCAGATCCGAAACCATATTCCACCGACATTACAGCGGCATGGGAAGTGGTGGAGAAGTTTAACAGAAGATATTTGGAGTTAATTAAAGATGGTCGATACAAGTGCTGTCTTGACTCAAGAAACCTTGAGAGCCTTTGTGCATTCGCAGACACTGCCCCTCACGCAATTTGCCTAGCAGCGCTAAAAGCAGTCGAGAATAAGTGAATGAAATTCAGACCTCACAGGGGTGGTTTATACGAGTCCATGAAGGAGACGGTTGAGGTGGATTCTCTTGAAGCTCTAAAAGCTCATTTATTGAAGACATGGCTCGGTCACCTTGGTCATTTGACATGTAAATATTATTGTTACGATGCTAGAATCGGCTGGCATACGTATATTATTTGTGAGAATGGCCACCCAATAGGATTTACAGATGGGAAACTAGAATGACCACATGCGATATTAACTTCCTTTGTAAGCCTCATATGCTGATTTGTAATTCCTGCAAACAATCTATTGAAGCACCTGAAGACGTACCTCTCGATTACTACATCGCGTTCCTAGAGTTTTTTCGAACCTACCATGAGAAATGTAAAAATAACGATCCTGATTTAATGTCTCGTAATGAGGCACATGAGATTTTTAGTACGGCAAATCGGAACCGGGATGCAGCGCTTAAAAAATATAATGACCTAAAAGTAACAGTGCGTGACATTCTAGCGGACACTATACCCAGGTGCGATCACCGTAGCTATAAATGGGAAGATTGGGAATTCGCATATTGGCAAATGCGAAATAAACTGGTTGCAATAGATGGCTAAAATCATTCTTTGTGTACTAAAAAAAGATTACCCTTTTGAAGAAATCCCAGGCTCAGTCATTATGCCTTGTGATCATTGCCAGCAAGATATATGGGCCGCAAAGTCCACATTAGAAATGCGGGATGAAGCTTTCATTTTATGTCAAAACTGTTGCCGTAAGATTCCCAATCTTCAGTTTGGTGGAATCACCGAAGAAGCGTTAAAAGAACTTAAAGCTTACGAAATATAGAAGCAGACACTTTCAAATCCTAAGAAGCCCTACCCCTAACGTATTACCAAACGAAACGAATCAAATATGAATATCACTCCTATCACAGGTCCTAGGACCGCTCAGGTCTTAGGTGCAAAAACTGTTGCCTCTGAATCTTTACGCCAAGCGGCAATTGACAAGTTTAACTCAGGCCTTCAAGTGCAGGGCTCACCCTCTCAAGCAGGCGCAGTGCTCGACCCATCGAATGCACCTCCGGCCGTTGAAACACAACCCGTAACCCCTAGCACCCCCAATGAGGCATTGAGTGCGGCGACACCTGAAGCTTCAGAGACCAACCCGCCAACTCAAGATCAAGATTTAGAAGCTAAACGCATTGCATCGCATTACGCCAATCTCGCACGTAAAGAGAAGGCGCTCCGCATGCGTGAAGCGCAAATTAGACGCTTCCAAGCTTCTCAAGCCACACCTGCACAATCCCAAACTCCTGCATTCGATGCCACAAAATATGTGAGCCGCGATGAGCTTGTTCAAAACCCCTTTGGGGTGCTCAACAACCTAGGCTTAACCTATGAACAGCTGACACAAAAAGCGCTCGATGCGCCCACTGCTGAAGATTTAGAGCAGCGCAGAGAAATTGCAGCACTTAAATCTGAGCTTCAAGCCATTAAGAGTGCCCAGGCCAATACTGAAAAAACATTTCAACAAACACAAACCATGGCAAGGCGCCAGGCTGAGCTTCAGATTCACCAGGACGTCTCACGGCTTGTGGCTCAAGATCCAACCTTTGAAGTCACACGCGCCAATAATGCACAAAGGGATATTACCCGCCTCATCACCGAGGTTTATGATAAAGGCATGGGGCCTGAATACCCGCGCGGCACAATTTTAGATGTCACAGACGCTGCTCAAATGGTTGAGAATGAACTCACCCAACGGGCAATGCGCATGGCAAGCCTTAAAAAGATTCAACAGCGGTTACAGTCGACAAATACCGCTCCACAGAAGCCAAACACACAACAGCAGCCCACACAGCAATCCGCACTCCGCACACTCACTAATAATGTAGGCACCAGCACCCGGAAGCTCACACCCAGGGAACGCGCGCTTGCAGCATTTCGCGGAGAGGCCGTATGAGTGAGTACCTCGTGCTGCTATTAAAATAATATGCAAATATTCTTAATAAGGGCATGAGTAATTAAAGAAAGTGAGTATACAATGGCTATTAGCCCAGTATACGCAAACTCAAGCAATCAAATTGCAGCACTTAAGGAACTTTATAAAGATCCTTCAGAAGTGTTGAAAGACATGGTGATTTTCAAATAGGCCATGTCTAGTCGGAATCACTTTCACATTCCTATAGAAATAAAAAAAAGCTATACTGAAAATCCAACATTTGCTTTGATGGCAAAGGATGAAAGTATTGACGGACTAGCTGGTTTACTTGCCAGCTAAGTGATGAGGTATTAATCGAAGTATTTTCCGATACCCATCCAGTACGGTAGGAATGCCGACTGAATAAACCAACCAAAAACGGTGAAGGCTGAAATGCTAATACCGTGCTAAACGTGTGTTTTAAAAGACATACGTCAGTGTAGAGCGTAGACATTGAAACTATATAATGATAGAATAAAATATGTCCACGAGTGGTAGGCACTCATTGAAGGAATTATTTATGAGTGAAAATGTACGCCGAACTAATACGAATAATGAAACCTTTAGAACTTGTAAAAAGCCAGAGTGTAAAGAATTCAATCCTCAGCCGATTGAACACTTTAAACTAGTCCGAAAAGGACGCTGGCGTTCTCGTACTTGTAAATCATGTGAAAAAGAATGGTTTAAACAATGGTACATAGATAATAAAGACCATATTTTAATGCTTTCTAAATTATACTACGAGAATAATAATGACAAAGTAAAGGAACGTCATAAGCAGTGGCATATAGACAATAAGGATAAATTTAAGACTTATTGTCGCCAATATTGGCAGATTAATAAAGGTAAACGGCGCCAAAAATGCCGTAAATATCAAGCTTCACTATTACAGCGAACTCCTTTATGGCTAACTGAGGATCAACTTAATGATCTAAACATGTTTTATATGAATTGCCCATATGGGTACGAAGTAGATCATATTGTGCCTCTTCAGGGGAAAAATGTAAGTGGACTTCATGTGCCTTGGAATCTGCAATATTTAACACCTCATGACAACCGAAGTAAAATGAATAAGTATTAGAAGTAAGGGATAAAAAGCCTTTACGATAACAAAAAATCAGGAATAAAAGCCTGATTTATGACTCCTCAAGGTCGCGCACATCCATTTGCAAATGCTCAGAATCAGCAAACTGCACCACAGCTTGCTAGCTTCTTTGTTTACGTGATTAATTAAATGGTCCTAGATAGCGGCGACGTTATCTTGCAGAAACCCGAATAACGGTTAAAAAGTGGAAGCACTCAAGACCGTGGCGCCATGCGCCCGAGAGACTGACAAGGGCAACTCTAGTAGTTGGATATACAGTCCGATCTCATACTATAACAAATGAAATATGAGTTAACACAAATGCAGTGACTACACCGTAGTTACGATTACCAATTTGCTAATGGAGCAGACCCGCACAAACGCAGGAGCCTTTATTGACGAGAGTAAGCTCATCGTTGACGGTGGTTTTAGAACCGCGGCTAACAATGTCGCGTTTGAACTCTTCGGCGATGGCTCAGGAACCCGTGGTTACATCGGTTCCACAAATAGCGGTGCCGCACCTACTTACGTCGTTACCTTAAGCAATAGCCAACAGGTAGTGAATTTCGAAGTAGGCCAGAATTTAGTGAACTTTGCCTATAGCGGCGGCACTATTTCTGCGATCTCCTCATCCACAGGCTACGTGCAAGCTGTAGATCGCGCCAATGGTATTTTGACCATTGTAGCGTCTGCAGTGGACTCCTCCTGGGCTACTGTCGGAAACGCCCTAGGCGTTTACGGCGATATCCAAGCAGGTGCAGTGAACACTGGCACATCGCTTTGTATGAGTGGACTTGCCGCATGGATTCCTTTTACTACTCCTGGAGGGGGCGACTCTTTCTGGGGTGTAAATAGATCCTATGATCCAACCCGTCTTGCAGGGCTTCGTTACAACGGGTCTGCTGACCCGATCGATGTAGCGATCACCAATGCTCTAGCATTCCTAAACCGTGAAGGTGGAAAGCCTGATCTAGCGATCATGGACTTTTTCTCCTATGCGGCTTTGGTCAACGCTTTGGGTAAACTATTCTTGAACTAACCACTCAAGAATGTTATAATATATAGAATATGTGGAAAGTGTATTGTTTAAAATCAGGTCTTAAAATAGTGTACATAGGTTATACAAAGCGTCATCTACATGCTAGGTGGCGTCATCACAAGAATGTACATTGGTCTAGAAAGTTTATGAGCATTGAATTGATAAAAGAATGCGATACTAAACAGGAAGCAAAGGATCTAGAAATCCAACTGATACAAAAACACAATACCTTAGTTCCAAATGGTCTTAATAAAGCTTTAGGTCATATCAATAATGATGGGTCAAAGCTAAAAATAGATGGAATCGAAACTCGATTTGGCATGCGTGAACAATATCCTGGTGAAGAAGCAAAAAGGAAACAACGCGCAGCTATAGGGACATCTAAACGATGTTCAAAACCTGTTCAATGTATAGAGACAGGTAAAATCTATGGATCATTACGGAAATGCGCCAAAGATATTGGCGTTACCGATGGCATGATTTGCATGGTCTTAAAAGGATTAAGATCACATGCTAAAGGCTTCACATTTAAATATATTACAATTGTGCCCAAATAAAATTCTTTCTAATTGACTTGGAAACCCGGAAGCGGGCGACAAGGCGCAAGTTCATTTAACTGAACAGCGTGAACGACTAAATGAAAGAACGCGGCAAACCGCGATGCGATAGTCTGAACACTCACTATAACAAAACGAAATGAGTGAGGGTGATTCGAAGTAGTCACTCCGACGGCGAAAGCCTGGTAACAAATTGGCAAAAGTACAGTACGTTCAAGTGAATCACGATGAAGTTGAAATAGCTTTTGAAGGATTGACATTCCAATCTGCATATGGTCGGGTAACCGTCCTTGCTGATAGGTCATGTCCTCCTCAGACCTGCTATTTGTTGACTATGTCCACTTGGAAACTAAGGTCTTTGGGTAAAATCCCACATATCCTTACCTACGGCATGGAAGGTTTGGAAGGCCTCAGAGTTGGAAATTCTGATGCCCTTGAGATCCGCATAGCGTAAACTTTAGTGCGCTATTAAAATTCTCTCTGATTGACATGGAAGCCCTAGTGGGTGACATGGCGCAAGCGAAAGTAGAAAATACATTAGCAGCGTAAACGACTAAGTGAGAGAAACACGAAAGTGTATGCGATAGTCTGAACACTGGATATAAATGAAACCAGTGAGGGAACCTGAAGTGGAACCCCGCGCGAAAAAAAAGCGTAGTAACAAATTCGACTATGGTAATCTTACATGCAATGGTCCTGGAAAAAATTGCGTGGTAAGTCTAAGTTCTTAATATTATTAGATATTGTATCTTATTTTAAATATCTTTAATATGTATAAACGGCCTGCTTTTATGATATAATTAGTCATAGAAGCAGGCCGTTTTATGATTATTTATAGAATTACAAATTTAATTAATGGGAAAATATATATTGGTCAAACAGTTAAATCGATGTCAAAACGCTGGAGTGAACATGTTTATTACGTGGGCATTAAAACAACAGCGCTTTATGCGGCTCTTTATAAATATGGAATAGACAATTTTTCTGTAGAAATAATATGCTCAGCCATAAAACCTGAATATTTAAATGAATTAGAAAGATATTTTATCAAACATTATAATTGCATGTCGCCAAATGGCTATAATCTAACAAGTGGTGGTGATTCAGCTTTTAAGCGATCGGATGAAAGTAAACGTAAAATGAGTGAAACCATGAGAGGTCATCCTGTTTCAGTCAAAACAAGAAAGATATTTTCGTCACTCCTTAAAGGAAAACCCGGGATTAGAAAAGGTTTCAAGGCTTCGAAAGAAACTAGATTAAAACTAAGTCAATGTCAAATTGGTAAGAAAGCTTCTTTAGCTACTCGTAAAAAAATGAGTAAAAGTCATAAACGAAGATTTAAAGAAACTGCAGCAAGAATAAGAACACCGAAACAATTAGAATGGCTTAAAACATTACATGAACGGAATAAAATTTCAGCAATTCATTGCAAACCTATAATGGCGATCGAAACCGGAATTGTTTATGCATCGATAAAAGATGCCTCAGAAAAACTTAATATTCATAGAGGTTTACTTTGGGATTTGATTAAAAATAAAAGAACTCACCGTCGCACTCATCTTACTTTCAGATACATAGATATTCTTGACTCAGTACGTTAAACGTGTTATATTTAAGCAATGAAAACTATGAAAAAGAAACTGAAACCAAAGAAATTAAAAATATCTAAAGATGAAATGGAAAGCTTGGAATGCGCCTTGGATTGTATAAGGGATTGCATTGTAGGTGATCTTAAAGAAGGACGATCGTTTCTAGATCCTATGATTCATATTGCCTTCATCGCAAATTATTTTGTTTTCGAGGATTTAAAACCAGTCTGTAATGATTGTCGCGAGAAAGACCAGTCTAAATAGTATCGACTTTTTTTATTGCCTGTTATTATCCTTTACATGAAAACTAAATTAATAAAACATCCCTCTCGTGAATGTGAACTAGGCGATAATCGTATGTTTAAAGTAGAATTTGAACCTGACCCAGATTTTAAAGAGTTTGATCTAGATATGGTTTTTCACGTTGTATCTGTCAATAGAACAACGGGTGAAGTAGTATTCAGTTTAGATCGTCGTTATGATGAAACTTTCTTCAATCAACTTTAAGGAGTCCTCATGGCAAATGTGATTGGCCTAAAAGATACACAAGTAAACACAATGGCGGGCTTAGGCACGTTCGAATATATTGTACTTTTGGCAGGTGTGTATGGTTTTCAGATAGCGTCGAACCTGCAACCGCCCTCCAATTTAAGTATTGTCATTAACAAAAATGGAAGCTCTATCGGTTCCACCAACACCCCTACAATTAATACAACCCACATTGAGTTAAATGCGAATGCTGTATGTGCTCAAAATGACGTCATCACCTTTGTACTGACAAGCAGTGCATTTATTGACAACGACGCACCGCCCGCTATTACAAGCACCATTAGAATACTGGTAGAGAACCAACAATAAAGGAATCATTTATGTCACTAGGTCTAAAAGATACGGAATCAAATATCGAAGCCGGCCTTGGCACGTTTACGTATACGGTGCTTAACGCTGGAATCTATAACTTTAGCATTCAATCCACTGTAGTGCCCACCTCGAGCCTAAGTATCGTCATTAATCAAAATGGAAGCCCTATTGCTACGAGTGCGACACCGTCCGCTCAGCAAGAAGCGATTAACCTGACCGCATCAGGAGTTGCATGCTCGGTAAATGATGTCATTACCTTTGTACTGACAAGTGCGGCTGCAATTGACTCGGAAGGTCAAAACGTAAAGAGCCTAATTAATATCGTTGCAGAAACTTACAATAGTGCTGAGTAACCCTAAGCATCACTAGGTAAGTAAGTTTCTCTTTTCTGGTTCAGTTAATGTTCAAAGCCTCGTACTTAAAACGTACGGGGCTTTTTTAGTTTTTAGGGCCTATAGTTTAATGGCTAAAACCATGGACAAACAAACATGATTTGAGGTTCGATTCCTCATGGGCTCGCCAATTAAAAAGGGCCATAAGCTGTCGTTATTTCTTATGGCCCCCCGTTTGAAGGATCACTATTTTGTTAAGGTTTAGGGTTACATGATAGAACTCTTTTTTTATAGCCAAAGACTGTGCTTGAGTTCAAGTAAATTGTATCAAACGCCTAAAGAATGTTATCATTTTGCATGGATATGCATCAGTTTGACATAAATATGCATTTTGAACCGATCTACGTCTATTATGTTAAATACATTGATCCTGCGCGTGGTGAGACTGAAAAAAGACTTAACACTGTAAGTCAACTTGAGACGTTCGTTAGGTATTTAACTCGTAATAAAATGCTATTTAACTCACCCGTTCGGGTGAGAACCTCACTCTCTCTCGTTACCTATAACCTTAAGCATCTCTCTTGAAAGTGTGCGCGTCATACTTTTCCCTGCCTATTTCGCGGTGTGCCTAAGCTTTTAGGCGGTGAATGCATATTCCTCCCATAAGGGATGCATAAATATTAGGCACAACAGGCGGACAGCGCACATGTCTAATTTCAACTACCCTAATTCTAGGCTCTATTCGGGCCACTACTTCCCAGTACTCATTGATTTTAACTTCATCGTCGATTCCACAAACGGAAACGGTCTAGGCATTCGCTCTTTAAAGGGCGCATATGTAAAGAACGTCTTCATGCACACCACTGCATCTTTCACCGGAAATACTCACTCGAGCATTACCGTCGATGGCATTAGTGGTGGGACCTCAAGTCTACTTCCAGGCATGCCTGTATCTGGCTCTGGAATTCCAGCAGGTACCACAATCGCAAGTATTGTATCCTCCTCGTCAGTCACTTTAAGCCAAGCCACTTCAACCACCGTCTCAAGCGATACGATATCCTACGCAGGGGTAGGCTCTCCTAATCCTGCTGCAGGCAATATCTTGGTTCAGCTAGCCGGCAATTATAATAGGCTGTTATTCTCAAATGTCGGCGACATCGGGCCTCTTTCGGGATCTAACCTTGCTGTAGACGGTTCGGCACTGACGATTGGTCAAGCCTACGTCATCACCGTTGTCGGAACATCTACTGCGGCCGATTGGTTGGCTCTTGGCGTTCCAGCAGGCGTTACAGCGGCTCCAGGCGTTGTATTTATCGCACTGGTCACAGGCACAGGATCAGGATCCGGGCAAGTTCAGTTGTCTAGTAACTCAGGCATCGCTAAATACCAAGGCGTTGGAAATGCAAACCTAAGCATCGCGCCCATGTCCACTGATTACAGCACGAGCGTGATCGGTTCATGGCTTTTATTTCAGAGCCTAGCCGCTACAAGCTCAAGTGTCACTACCTTGATACCTACTGCTCCTGCCAATGGCACCGTGATTGGCATCCAATGCTATCTCTCTAATTCGCCCTTGATGTTAGGTGGTCAATAATATTTAGGCGCTGGGTTTTTCAGGGAAAAGTGGTCACTCATGGATTCCCCAGCGCCTTCCCTTAATTGTTTAGTCAAAAGAGGCATATAATGTCAAGCGGTGTACCTAATGCTCCATCTAATTTCTTTTTACAAACAGCAAATAGGCAAAACTATTTGTCGTGGAACCAATCGGTCGGTGCAACAAGTTACACGGTTTTGCGCTCACTGGATAACGTCACTTTTGCTCCGGTTGCTACTCTTAGTGGATCACCTCTTAACTCTAATTATTTAGATACAAGCGTTACGGTAGGTACACAGTATTGGTACGGCGTTTATGCCTCTAATATTAATGGCAATAGCCCTACCGCGTATCCTAATACACAAAGCTCAATAGGCTCGCTGGTTCCTGCGCCTACAAGCGAGATGGCGCTTTTAACAATTAGGCGTAGGGCTCAAGAAAAAGCAGATAGGGTGAATAGTAATTTCGTTTCAACTCCTGAATGGAATGCTTTCATAAGCCTTGCGCAATTTGAACTCTATGATCTTTTAATTGATACCTATCAAAATTATGTCGTGGCTCCTCCCATTCAATTTACGACAAATGGCACTCAATATTTATTTCCTTTGCCTGATGGTTTTTTAACATTTGTGAACCGGATCACAAATGAAACATTCGTAGCGCCTCCTTTTTATCGATTACTTGGGATGGATTTATCGCTTAATACGGCAAATAATGCGTATGTAACGATGGGTAAGTTTAATTTCACTGAGCGAAATGATTACGTATATCCAAATGCCGCTGGCACAATTTATGGCGTTTATAATATGAGGTACCAGCTTGTAGGTAGTGATCTCATGATTATTCCAAGCCCTACCGCTAATCAAATATTATCCATTTGGTATATTCCGAGATTGCCTGAACTCATGCAAGACACCGATGTCACTACAATAGGAATAAGTGGCTGGCTTCAATATGTCATCACACGCGCTGCCAAATATGCGCTAGATAAGGAAGAAAGTGCCACTGATAAATTAGATGCAGAACTCCTCTATTTGAAAGGTCGCATTGAAGAAAGTGCAATTGATAGGGACGCTGGACTTCCTAATACAATATCTAAGGTGCGTGGGTTTAATGGAATTAACGGACGTGATGGGTCAAGTTTTGGAGGTACGCCAAGCGCAGGTTGGTGATATGGTTAGCCTTTTTGACTTCTTTATCTTTATATTATATAATGTATTTATATGTTTATTTATAAGATTATGAATAATGTGAATGGTAAACTTTATATCGGTCAAACGACAGATATTTTGAAAAATAGATTTATGGATCATAAAAAGCCAAGCAATAACCGTCATCCTGCTTTATTTGCGGCAATGAATAAGCATGGTCGCGAGAACTTCACGATTCATGAATTAGATAAAGCAAATTCCTTAGAAGAACTGAATTTATTGGAGCCCTATTATATAGATAAGTTCAATACTTTAGCTCCTAACGGATATAACCTCCAGAGTGGAGGTGGTAATCAAAGGCCTTGTGACGAAGTTCGAAAGCGAATGTCAGCTTGGCAAATGGGATCTGGTAATCATCAATTTGGAAAACACAAAACCGAGGAACAAAAAGAGCGCATTTCTAAATCTTTGAAAGCTCTTAATAGAAAATGGTCGGATAAATATAAAGAGCGATGGTCGAAAGCTAGAAATAAAGAAAAAGTACAAATTATTTGCTCAAACGGAATTACATATGAATCTCTAAATGCCGCATCCAGAGCTTTGAATATATCTTACGAACAAATAAGAGACGCATCTTTAGGTCGCCAGCATACGGCTGGCGGTTTTACTTTTACAAGATCAGATGGAAAGACTAAACCACTTAAAAAAAGAAAGAAGAAGCAATGACTACCCTTCCCTTCTTTCAAGTTCAGCCCTCAATACAAAGTCTGATGCAAGCGTTTATTTTATTACAAAATCAATGGAGAAGCATATTAAACCCTGTACTTGCAGTGCCCATGCTCTCAGGTCTTCAGTTAAACAATGTGGCATTAAAAATGGGTTCGAACGTCATTAATACAACTTTACAGAGGCAAATGCAGGGCTGGTTCATTACAGATATAGATGCTGCTACCACCATTTATAGAAGCGCTCCTTTTAACACTTTAACATTAACACTCACGGCATCAGCTGCATGCAACGTGAGCCTATGGGTCTACTAATATGGCAGGTGAAACCACTACTCCAAACATGAACTTAATTGTGCCCGCCATTGGTGTCACGGCAGGCCCTGAGTATGCCAGTGATTTAAACTCCGATCTCACAATCATTGATCAACACACCCATGCCGCAGGCTCAGGTGTGCTGATTACACCTGCTGCGATGAATATCAATGCAGATTTACCAATGAATGGCAATAACCTCACATTAGTGAATACAGTTAGGTTTCAATCGCTTGCTGCCGATATTCCTAATGCCGCTCCGAATATAGGATGTATTTATGTTGTTGGAAATGAACTTTATTACAATGATTATAGCGGCGGCCATGAGATACAAATCACAAATAATGGTAGCGTTAATGCTGGCGCTGGCTCTATTACTGGTCTCCCATCTGGCACGGCAAGCGTATCATATGCTTCGTCAACTTATACTTTTCAATCCGCAACCAACACTGCCGCAACCATTGACGTTGCTTCAGTTATCTTGCGCAAT